CTCCTATTCCTGGTTGTTTTGGCTGGGAGCCGTATAGCCTGGAGTCATTTTCTGAGTTGCTTGCGATAGCTGCTTCAAGCAACTTTCTCGCCTCATTCCTTGACGCTGGTGCAGGGATCGGGACGAAAGTAATCCGTGCTACACATTACGGGCTAATAGCTTCTGGTATTGATTTGGTGCCCGAGTTCTTGGCGGAAGCTGCGAGGATCGGCGCTGATGTCCAGTATGGCGATGTACGGGAATGGGATTACTCGCTGTATGGAATTGTCTACGTAAATCATCCATTGATAGACCAGGAGCAAGAGGCCCAGCTAGAGTTTGGCATTCATGATGGAATGGCTTCTGGCTCCGTGCTCGTAGCAGTTAATTACGGCATCGCACCAGACTGGCCAGAGATCGGCCGTATTGGTGAATGGAATGCTGTCTGGGTGAAGCCGTGACGTACTCCCTGGTGAATGCGGGCACGGTTGTAGGCGGCACTCTTACCATACAGTGCACGTCGACTACCGCGCACAACCTGCTGGTGCTCAGTGTCAGCGGGGAAAGCGTCGGCACCCCGGTCCTTACGCCTCCCGCCGGCTGGCTGGCAGTACCGGGTTCGCCAGCCGGCGCAACCGGGCAGGCGATCTCGTGGATGTGGCATTATCCCGACTGTCCGGCAAGCATCACCTCGGTGATAATCGGCCTGGGCGGGGCCGGCTTTAACTTTGTGGCAGGCCAGATCCTGGAGTTCCACGACAGCGCCGGGACCAGCACCACGCCGGCCGATGCCGCCGGGGCGAAAGTAACTGCCGCCTCTGCCACGTCGCCGCAGGCGGTGGCAACAAGCGGGGCTGCCGCCGCGCATAACCTTGCCGTGTGCGTAGCCAACGGGTACTCGGTCTCGTCCATCAAGGACACGATGACCCCTGGGGCCGGCTTCACCCAGGCGGGCAACTACGGAAACGCGGTCAAGCAATCGCTCCACGTCGGGATAGATTACATGGCGGACACCGGGGCTTCTGCCGGGACTGTCACTGACTCGGTGACGTTCACCGCCACGGCTAGTAGTTTCGCAGGCCTGATCGCTACATTCAAAACCGCGACGGCAGGACCACCGCCAGGACCGCCGCCTCGCGTTGTAGAATCCCAGGCTCCGCTCGCTATCAGCGGGGTGTCACCTGCATCAAGGCCAAGTTTCGCTTAGGAGGCAATTATGAGTAATGAGTACCGGGCGGCCTCTCATGCTACAGCCGCGCCGTTCTTGCCCGTGGCGGTAGCCCTGGTTGCGGCTACTGCCAAGACTGTGCTACAGGTGGCTACGCCGGCTGGCACGGATATCCGAGTGCTAGGCTGGGGAATCAGCTTTGACGCGGCGGCAGCTGGACAGCCTGGCTGGGCTCAGCTCGTCGACACGGGCGCGGTTGGCGCCACTGGGCTTACCGCGATAAACCCAGATAACTGGGGAAACGTGCAAGCACCCGCTTCGCTCTGCGTTGGTGGTGCGGCCGCTACCGGGACCGGCGCGGGTGTCACTCCGGGCGAGGGAACAATTACAGCAGCCCGTGAGCTAGACGCCACCGAAGTGTATCCTCAGTCTGGGTATGCGGTATGGCTACCGGATACTGCGGCCGGAAACCAGCCACGGATCGCGCCCAGCTCGTTCCTGCGCATTAGGTGCCAGTTCCCTGCTGCGGTTAACGTGCTGCCCTGGATAGTGTGGAGCGAGCCCGCAGTGTAATTTGAAACGGTTAGCGGCGAAAGGAGGCGATCATCATGTCTGTGCGCGGTGCTGCCTCCAACGTTACCTTTGGCCGGTTTATACCTTCTGCTGTCGCAGGACCGGTTACATGGATTATTGCTGGCTCATCCGCGACAGCTTCTAGCGCTAGCGCTTCAATCAGCACGCAGGGCGTTATAGCCGGATCGGCCGTCTCAACTTCTGCCGCTAGCGGCACGATTACCCTGACCGCTATCATTGCCGGTTCATCAGCTTCTGTGTCGTCAGCTACCGGTGCTATCGGTACAGCCAGACCGGTATCTGGCACATCCGTAGCCGCCAGTTCCGCGTCTGGCGTAGTAGTCCAGATAATGGCGCTGTCTGGCTCGGCCCCGGCGGTATCCTCGGCTAACGGCGCTCTCAGCCTTAATGAAATCCTTACCGGCTCAGCTTCTGCCGTGTCGACTGCGGCTGGCACGGTAGTTCAGATCAGTGTGGTTGCCGGCAGTTCGGCTACGTTGAGTACAGCCTCTGGGGCTGTCTCGCGCTACTCCCCGGTAGCCGGCAGCTCGGCTAGCACGTCGCAGGCTTCCGGTAATGTAGGTTTGATCGCCGTAATCGCGGGTAGTAGCGCGACCGCGACCACCGCGTCAGGCTCGATCGGAACTCAGGCCCCAGTAAGTGGAACCGCCGCCACTTCAAGTTCCGCGGCCGGCGCGGTGGTCGCCCTACTGAATGTTGCTGGGTCCTCGGCTAGCGCTTCGGTCGCATCCGGGGTACTATCGGCCTTGGGCGCGGTAACGGGCACAGCTAACACGGTATCTTCGGCTACCGGTGGTATAGTCCAGCTCTCAACCCTTTCTGGGCTGTCCGTTACCGCGTCTCACGGGGATGGCGTATTCGGGGCGGCCCTTCTTGCGGGCTCTTCAGCCTCTCAGTCGTCGGCTAGCGGTGTTATTGTCCAGACGCTAGTCTTGTCGGGCTCTTCAGTTAGTGTATCGAGCGCTAGCGGCTCGCTAGGTGCGGTTACTCCGCTGGCTGGCTCGGCTGCAACTACTAGCTCCGCGACGGGCGTGATCGTCGCCACGCTAGTCATCTCGGGTTCATCTCTCGCAATCTCCACCGCGTCGGGTTCGCTCAGTAGGGCTACGCCTGTAGCTGGGGCATCAACGGCGGTCAGCTCTGCCTCCGGCGCGGTGGTTATTCAGACCGGGGCCGTAACGTATCAAATCGCCGGTACGGCTCCGGTCCAATCAGTCGCAACGGGAACCGTGTCCCTTGTTGCGGCCCTGGCTGGCACGGCCTTGAGTGTATCAGCGGCGACTGGTGTACTCAGCTTGACTGGCGTGCTGGCTGGCGGTGCGGTCTCGGCCAGCGGTGCTACGGGCTCCATCAGACTGGCCGGGATCGTATCCGGTAACGCCACCTCGGTCAGCGCTGCTGCGGGCTCCATTGTGCTGGCCGGGGTGGTCACCGGACTTGCCTCGACGACGAGCCACGCGGATGCATGGATAGCAGGCGGGCCTGTATCCGGTCTCTCGTCGACAGCTTCCCAGGCGAGTGGCGTTATCGGCCTGAGCGCAGTCATATCCGGTACGAGCGCGACGGCTAGCAACGGCTCTGGCGCTATCACTATTGTGGCGCGCCCGCCGTTGGTGATTACCGGTTTCGCCGCATCCGTCTCGACAGCAAGCGGCGCGGTCGTTACCGTTATGGTGCTATCCGGTAGCGCTTCTACGGCCTCGATGGCACAGGGCGGTATATCGAGACTAGGAGCCCTATCCGGCGTCTCAGGCACAGTATCGGTAGCGTTGGGCGCTATCGTCCTGCGCGGCGTCGTATCCGGCCGCGCCGCGTCCGTGAGCATAGCTAATGGCTGGCTGGTCTCTAAGGGCGGGATTGCCGGGCTAGCGATAACTATATCCAGTGCAGATGGATGGGTCGGCCTTCCATTCCTTGCTGGCTCTCTGCCTGACGAGATAACAGCTATCGTCTGGGTTAGCTCCGCGCTATCGGCCGGAGTATCAGTTAACGTGCTCGTTGCTAGCGTTACTGCGGAGAGTATCGGCGCAGCCGTTGAAGTAGATACGGCCGGAGCTACTATCGAAACTAACGAAATCAGTTCAGAGGTGACGTAATGGACATGATGGCGCTGTTTTTTAAGCAAGGCGATGACATTGTCGTTACTGCTCGGTATCCAGAGATATCAGACGGTACGGGCATGACAGCGACGTTCTATATCAAGGATGACAAGACGACGCCTGACGCGGATTCGACGGTCCTGACGTACGACAGCGATGTTGTAGCGGACCCAGACAATTCAGGCGCGACCCTGTCTCAATTCAACATCCCGTCGGAAGACACACAAGGCACAGGAGCCTTGTGGTGGAAGGTGAGGGTCTTCGATCCATTCAGCAATGTGAGGACCGCTAATCAGGGCCCTCTGCTTATCGAGGCGATGTAACATGGTAGCTGGCCGGGAGGCGACTCCCAGTGACGTGGAGAATACAGAACGACTCATGAGGTACTGGGCCGAGGGCCCAGGTGCGGCCAAGATTCGCTGGGGCACGAAAGACGACTTTTACAGATGCGAAGCCGAACTGGGCAAATATGTCAGCCCAGATCAGGTGAAAGGACTGTGCTCTAATCTACATCAACGCGCAACCGGCTATAGGCCGGGACACGCACCCACGGAGCAGTAACAAACGCTGTCCCGTATATAGAGCGCCGGTCGTGGGATAGACTTCCGCGTCCGGTTCAGCTATAATCTACGCGAGCAAGGATGAGGAATGAGCGAGACTGCTACTGAAGACACTGGCGGGACCGGAGAGGTCGTCGCCCCAGATGCTAGCGCTGTCCAAGGCGATCCTGAAGACCAGGCGGCCGAAGAGCAGCTTCATGGGGTTATGCAAGAGCAGGACCCTGAGGAGCTGCAGAAGCAGCTAGAGCACTGGAGGCAGACGGCCCGGCGGCACGAACGTACCGCACGGGATAACTCAAAAGCCGCGCAGAAGTGGCGCGAGCAAGAGGATGCCAACAAGTCCGAAGTTCAGAAGGCGCTAGAGGCCCAGCAAGCGGCAGAGCAAGAGCGAGACGCCTTGATCATGTCGCAGAACAGGATGCTCGCCGCCGCCGCAAAAGACCTGTCGCCCGACCTGATCGACTACCTCGGTGATGGAACCTCCGAGGAGATCAACGAACGGGCAGAGCGTCTGTCGAATCTCATCGAGGCAGAAGTCACGAAGCGAATAGCAGCAGCAACAGGCCAGCAACAGCAGAACGGTCCCCGCTCAGGCGGCGGCCGTCCAGCCGAACGTCTGGCAGGTATGCGTGCAGGCGCAGCTCCGGCGACGAACTCCCAGATGACGTCCGAACAGTTGTTCCGACAGCTTACGACCGGTGAGCAGTAATCCAATCTAGCGCAAGCCGAACATCTAGCACCAGTACAGTACCGCGCTTGCGCGGAAAGAGCAGTCAATGCCTACTTATGGCACGCATATCGCGCGTACCACGACAGGCTCTGACCCGCTGATTCCTGAGCCTCTGGCGGCCGAGATCATTCAGATGGCCCCAACTCAGAGCGCGGCACTGAGCCTGATGAACAGCACGACACTCTCAGCCAAGACGCAGCGCATGCCCGTCCTCGACGTGCTGCCCGTGGCGTACTGGGTCGGTGGCGACACCGGCATGAAGCAGACGACCCTGGAACAGTGGAAGAACGTGGTCATGGTCGTCGAAGAACTGGCGGTCATCGTACCGATCCCCGAGGCATATCTGGACGACGCGGATGTGCCGCTCTGGGGCCAGGTCCAGCCTCGTATCGTGGAGGCGGTCGGCCAGATGATCGACTACGCTGTCATCTGGGGCGTTAACAAGCCGGTCACCTGGGGTGAGTCTGTTTTCCAAGGCGCGCTCAAGTCCAGCCAGGCCCTTGTCGAGGGCGCAGCGGCTTCAACCGACCTCGGCCAGGACGTGTCCAACCTCGGCTTCCTGATGGCCCAGAACGGTTACGCGGTCAAGGGCTTCGCGGCCCAGCCGGGCATCAACTGGCGTCTCGTCGGCATCCGCTCCGCGCAGGGCGTCCCGATCTACCAGCCCGACATGCAGTCCGGGGCGGGCGGAACGCTGTACGGATACAGGATGGCTGAGATCGACAACGGCTCGTGGAATGCTACCGTGGCGAGCGGCGCTACGCTGATCTGCGGTGACTTCAGCAAGGCGATCATCGGCCTCCGTAAGGACATCTCGTTCAAGATGTTCACCGAGGGCGTCATCTCGGACGACTCCGGCAAGGTCATCCTGAACCTCATGCAGCAGGACTCCGTGGCGCTGCGCATGACGATGAGGCTCGCGTACGCGACAGTCAACCCAGTCACGATCATGCAGCCGAACAAGACGATCCTTCAGCGCTGGCCGTTCGGCGCTCTCCTGCCGAAGACCAGCACGCTGACCGCCGCGCCGCCTATCTCGGTCATCCAGGCACCTCCGTATCCGTACACCGGCAGTTTCATGGCTGATGACGAGGGCGCCAACGAACTGACGCTTGATAACGCGCAGGACACGCCGGCTATGGAGGCCCACAACCAGTCTGTCGATGAGACCCGCGAGGAACGACGGGCCGTGACCAGGAGTACGAGGCGCCAGGGCTCTCAGCAGCAGCAAGAGCGCCAGGAACAGCCCTCGCAGGTTCAGCAGCAGCAAGGACGCCAGCAGGAACGACGCGCGAGGGAGTAGTCGGTGACGATTCCGACTGCAGGCAGTCTGCCTAGTCTGGCTACGCCCGATGATATCGTGGCCAGGCTAGGCAGGAACCTGAACCAGACAGAGGCAGCGCGCGTCGATGCGATGCTGAAGGATGGCAGCGCAATTATTAGGCGGCGAGCGCGGAACACCTTCATGTATCAGGCATCTGACTTGATAACCATGTCAGCGTCGGACGGTCTCATCGTGCTGCCCGGACGGCCGATCTACAGCATTATATCCGTAGTGGCTAAGTCTGGAAATCCAGCGATACCGAACATCCCGGTCACCTGGTATATCTTCGACGGCATAGACACGGTAACCATACCGGAGCCTAGTCATTCCGGCATCATCAATCTGCCCTACTTCTGGTATGCCGATCAGTGGTATAGCCACTCGTATGACACTACGTACGAGCACGGCTACAAGGATGTGCCGGCAGACATCGAGGGTTTGCTTTGCTCGGCTATCATCTCTGAGCTTGCTACGCCTACGCAATCGGCAACCCTTCAGGCCGAGACAATCGGCGCGTACAGCTATACAATGCGCCGGAACCTGAGCGCGGGCTCTAGCGGCGGGTCGCCAGCAATGGCAGGTATCTACGCGGCGCTGAGAGACTTCGGGATGGAAGAAATACTAGCGGATTACAGGTTTAGGGTTGGCTCAATACCAGTGAGGCGAAGTTAATGTATCCAGCACTACCTTACGGCAAGATGGTGACGCTGCGTCACCGGGTAGTGGCAGGTCAGGACGAATACAACAACGAAACCTACGCATTTACAGAGGTCCAGGTCGGACCCTGCTCAGTACAGCAAGGACACAGCGGAGAGGAAGTAGCATACACAGACCGTGTCACGACCGACATTACGGTGTACGTACCGTACGGGACTGACGTCGGTTATCTCGATGCTATAATCGTGGATGACGTGGAGTACGAGGTCACCGGGGACCCATCTCACTGGATGTCTCCGTTCTCGGGGCGCTCGTCCCCTATCCGTGTTTTCGGCCAGATAGTGAAGGGAGCGTCCATGTGAGTTATGAGCCCGATCAAATTGGCATGAGTCGCTTCCTCAACTCCGCGGGAATGCTGGGAGTAGTAAAGCATTACGGAGACAAGATCAAGGATCGCGCCGAGGCCATAGCTCCGGTTGGCAGGCCGTGGGAGCCCGATGAGCATGCCGGTAGATACAAGGCGAGCTTTAGCGTCGAGGTCCATACGCTTGGAGGAGCTACTCACGACCGCGCGGAGGCTATTGTCAGTAACGACGCGCCAGAGGCTGTGTACGTGGAGTATGGCGATCGAGGTAGCGAGCCGTACCATACTCTTCTCCGCGCGGCGATCGAGGCGAGTGAACTGTAATGCCACTTACCCGGACTGTGACTCCTATGCCAGACGTGGAGATCGCTCTCCTGTACGCTCTCGGGCAAATGGAGCCGAATGTCCGGTTCGTAACTTCTATGCCGACTGGAGACCTGACGCATGTTACGGCTCGTATCAGGCGTGTCAGCGGCACGATGGGCACTCGCATTTGGGTGGACCATCCGGTAGTAGACATAGATGTCTGGGGACAGATAAACCAAGGTATCAAGATGGCAGATGTATCTGCCGGAGCGCGGAACATTCAGGCAGACATGCAGTCGCTGAATAGCGCCATAGTATTGAATGGGGTGATACAGCACGTCTCTGTAATTAGTGGACCCAAGTTTGTATCGGAGGCAAATCCCGGCCTGGTGCGTAACAACGCATCGTATCTCGTTCGTATCCATCCATAGGAGTAACAGTGTCAGATCAGCAGTCAAACATCCAAGAGCGCAACCCGCAAGTCAACGTCGACAACCCCAGCCTACTTGGGCTTCCTCCTCCAGCGACCGGCCCATACAAGGACAACACGCTGCTCTTCGCTGCCGGCGATGTCGTCTGCTGGGTCGGCCAGCCTAACGTCGGCGCGCCGCTCGGTTTCGAGGACGCATCAACGATCGCTGCCGGCACGTACAAGTGCCTGGGCTGGGTCGACGTGTCCGGCTACATCTTCAAGCTCGACGAAACCATCAAGGACATCCCGGCCGCTGGCGTCCTGACGCCGGTACGCTCGATCCTGTCCGGCGGCACCAAGACCGTCCAGGCCACGTTCCTCGAAGGCATGAACCCGAACGTGCTCGCGCTGTACGACGATGTGCCGATCTTCCCCGGTCCGTCGTCTCCGCTCAAGGCCACGACCACAGCGACTTCCGCGCTCCCGATCAACTCCGCGGTCTACATCATCCCTGACCCGCCCGCCGACAACCGGTACGGCCTGATCTTCGACAGCATCGACGGCAACAAGCTGGAGCGACTCTACGCCCCGTTCGCCAAGGTGACTGCTCGCGGGAACCGGCAGGCCCAGCAGGGCGACATCATCTCCACCGACCTGACGTTCACGTTCTACCCGGGCATCATCGGGTCGAACACCAGCGCAGTCGCGCAGCGGGCCGTGAACTACGGCAAGACCATGACCTCCTACTTCACCTGATAGGCCGGAGGTATCAGAGTCATGCCAGAGCCCGAAGACACGCACGCAGAGGAATCAGAGCTAGAGGTTGATCTAGACCTAGACCTGATGGATGACCAGCTTCGCAAGGAGCGGGTCGGGAAACCAACTACTGTCAGGATCGATGGTATGGTCATTCACATCACAAACGCGGCTGACTGGTCATCGTCAGCGATGGAGCTAGCCTCAACCGGTAGCTGGACGGGGTGGGCTCGTGAAGTCATCGAGGATGACGACGAGTACAAGGCATGGGCCGGCGCGGACCTGAAGAACTATCAGGTCGAGGCCGTGTTTGACGAGTGCGGACGGAGTTCCCGTATGGACGCGGGAAAATCTCGGAAGCAGTCTGGATCACGTCGAGGTTCCCGGAGGAGATAGAATCCGATCTACAGCATTACTACGGCGTGGACTTCGTAGACCTGTTCGTGCCGGGTACTATGCTGACGTGGCGCAAGCTGCTTGTGCTGCTGAAGTTTCTGCCTCCAGAAGGTGCGTTGAATACGGCCATGCGAAACAGTGTGCCGGAGGACGAGCTATTCCGCGAGGGCGATGCCAACGACCCAGCCAAGGGGCGCTGGAGCACTATCGAGATGATGCTCGCTACTCTGATAGACGAGATACGGATGAACACTTGGGCGACAATACAGCTCAAGACAGAGAAGACTGTGCCACGCCCAGAGCCCATCCGCCGGCCCGGCCGTAGCCAGCGTACGCGCGGCGCCAAGAGGATGTCCCTTGAAGACGCCCAGAGGATCGACCCCAGGTTGCGCGGAATGTCTGCTCAAGAGGCCCAGGCTATGCTAGACCGGATTAGAGGCGCGAACTTATGGCTGACAATATATTCGTAGGCAGCGTAAGTGTTGGCGTTGTCCCTGATCTCACGGGCTTCAACGAGAAGATGCGCAGGGACCTAATACCGGCTGCCAATGCTATCGGCCGTGATATGGGCAAGGAGATAGCCAAGGGCATCACTGCCAGCTTGGACATGGGCAAGATTATTAGGGATAATACTGCTAAGTCTCTTGGCTCGATAAGAGTGTCAGGTAATACCATAGGTCGTGAACTTGGCCATGGTATATCTTCTAGCCTTGATATGGGAGAGATTGTCAGGCTGTCTACTGAAAAATCAATCGGGTCATTCAGGAGGTCAGGCAGAGTTGCGGGCATTGCGTATGGAACTGGACTTCGGAGAGGGATAGACTTTTCCCTGAAGGACCTTACTGCCAAGGTCAAGATAGACCTTGACAAAAATTCGATTGCAAGAGTTAGAAAAGCCGCTGATGACGCTGGGCTATCAGGGCTACTTGCTCTCGCAGGAGTGCCCATCAGGGGCGGAGGTGGCGCTGGAGGCGGAGGCCGTGGAGGTGGCGGTGCTGCGGCTGCTGCAGGCGGAGGCGGTATCATTGGCGGCATCAATGCCTTGATAAGGGCGTTCCCTGGCGGTGCAGCCGGTAATGTCGGGGCCGTACCTCCGCAAGTAGCGGCTCCTGCTGCAGCGGCAGGAGCCCTCGCATTGCCATTCATTGCGCAGCAGCTTGGCTCTGCTCTCGTAGGCGGCCTTGGCACTGCATTGGCTGGTATAGGCATTGCCGGGGCTTTTGGCGCCGGTAGCGGAACTCAGGCCCAGGCGCAATCAGCACAGGCTGCGCTTCGTGTAGCGCAGTTGAGACAGACTGCTGCGCAGGCTAGACTGAGCGGACTACAGGGAGGCAGGGCTGGCGCTACTCCTGCTCAGATAGCTTCGGCGCAGGCTTCTGTACTCACTGCTCAAGGTCGATTGAATACACTTCAGGGTAGCGGCACTGCTACCGCTACTGGCCTGGCAGCAGCCCAGCTTAGATTGGTAGCGGCCCAAGACCGGCTGAATGGACTCCAGCGCGGAGGTCACGCTACTACCGCTCAGTTGGCCTCGGCCCAGGCATCATTGGCTAGTGCCAATAACAGGCTTGCCACAGCACAGCAGAAAGCAAGTGATGCGCAAGCCAATGTCGTTTCAAAGGGCCAACAGCAGGTTCGAGATGCGTTCTCCAATATAGCTACAACTGCCAGGACTGACCTGAGTAAGATAGGCGTATCGTTCATCCCTGTCATGAAGTCCATAGCTAGCACTATTATGGGCACCATGTCTACGTTGACTCCGGTATTCGCTGGAGCGGTCCAAA